TGTCCGCGCCTACCGTCGCGACGACAAGAAGATCCAGGTCGCCCCGGCGTTCATCGTCGAATCCGAAGACGAGCTCTGGATGAAGGTGGAGGAGCTCATGGCGAACCGCGACGTCCAGCTCGCCGTCTCACCGTCACTCGAGATACACACCCCCAAGACCTGGAAGCCGCGCACCCGCACCGTCGGCTACGGCGAACTCCTCAAGTGGACCGGCCTCGTCCGCGCCATGATCAACGAAGGCAAAGTCGAACACGGCGGAGAACTCGCCCTCTCCGAACACGTCTCGCGCGCCGTCCTCGTCAAGCAATCCGGCAACGTCGTCCTCAGCTCGCAGAAGAGTCCCGGCCCGATCGAGCTTGCCCGCTGTCTCGTCTGGGCGACAGCTCTCGCATCCGCCGCCCCATCCAAAGCTCGAGTGGCGATCGGCAGATCGTAGACATTCTGCTCCGGCCGTGAGAGACTCCGGCTAGTGGCACTCTTCAAGCGCACGACCGCCAAGCCCGCCGTCGCCGTCAAAGCGGCCTCCGGTGGCGCCGGACAGATCGGCTCGTTCCTTGGCTATTCAGTCGGGACTGCTGAGGAACGAGCTCTGTCCATACCGACGATCGCCCGCTCCCGCTCCATGATCTGCTCCATGATCGCCGGCCTCGACCTCAAGCAGTATCAGCTCGTTTGGAACTCAATCGAGGAAGAGTACGAGAAGGTCTACCTCCAAGGCGAAGGCTGGTTCACGCGTCCCGATCCGAAGGTGCCGCGCCAGTTCATCATGGCTAACACCGTCAGCGATCTGATGATGTACGGCCGAGCCTTCTGGTATGTCACAGCCCGCTACTCGACCGGCTTCCCAGCCGCTTTCACTTGGCTGCCCCACTCCAACGTTGAGACCCCGAACCAGCAAGGCCCGCAGTGGTGGGGAATGCCCGACGAAGTCGAGTTCAACGGCGTCATGCTTGACACCGCGAACGTGATCTGCTTCCTCGCACCAGACCAAGGTCTCCTCTACACCGGGGCCCGGTCCGTTGACATCGCTATCCGTCTTGACGCGGCCGCTCGACGCTTCGCACTCACCGAGATCGCGGCCGGCTACCTCCAGCAGAAAGACGGCTCCGAACCGATGACCGCCGAAGAGCTCGGCGAGCTCGCATCCGGCTGGGCGTCCGTCCGCCGTGAATCCGCGATCGGCGCCCTCAACTCCGCCGTCGAGTTCAAAGAGTTCCAGTCTGACCCAAGCAAACTCCAGCTCGTTGAAGCCCGCAACCATGCGGCGCTTGAGATGAGCCGCCTCGCCGGTGTTCCCGCCTACCTCGTTTCCGCACCGACCAGCAACGGCATGACTTACCAGAACGCCCAAGAATCCCGCCGCGACCTGTGGCTCTGGGGCGCACTCCCATACGCCACCGCGATCGCCGAACGACTCTCCATGGACGACGTACTCCCCCGCGGCCGCCACCTCGAGTTCGACATCGACGAAGCACTCGCCCAGGCTGGCATGATGGAAGAACAACAGACCGACCAAGTACTAGAGGACCAGCTCGGATGATCAGACTCGCAGTCACAGACCTCACGATCGACGCCGCCGCACCAGACGAACCGCCCACTCGGTCAATCACCGGCCTCGCCGTACCGTGGGGAGTCACCACCATCGACTCGATGGGCACCAGCGTCCGCTTCGAAGCCGGCTCCTTGTCCGAAGAAGGCCGCGCCCCCAAACTCGTCGAGAGCCACGACCTCTCCAAGGTCGTCGGCCTCGTCACCGAACGCGTGTCCACCGATCAAGGCATGATGTTCACCGCCAAGATCGCCCCCACCAACGCCGGCAACGACGCCCTCGAGCTCCTCAAGATGGGAGCTCTCGACGCCGTCAGCGTCGGAGTTGAACCAACCAAATTCAAGTTTGACAAGAACGGCACCATGGTCGTCACCGCCGCCAACTGGCACGAGCTCTCACTTGTCGCCGTACCGGCCTTCGATCAAGCCCGCATCACATCTGTCGCCGCTTCCGCCCCGGAGGACGACGAAGAACCCCAACCCGAATACCCAGAGCCCGAGGAGGACTCACTCATGTCAGAACCCACCCCGGTCGCCGTCGAGGCCTCAGCCCCGACCGTGATCCCCACCCAGCCGATCTTCGCTGAAGCCCGCCGCGACTTCAAGCTTCCCTCGGCCGGCGAATACATCGCCAAGTTCCTCGCCGGAGGCGCCGAGTTCGCCGAGTTCAACGCCCGCATCCGCGCGGCCGCCCCGAACGTCGAAACAACCGACACCCCCGGCATCCTCCCCGAGCCGATCGTCGGCCCGGTCTACAACAACTTCCGCGGTCTGCGCCCGGTCATCGACGCCATCGGCGCCAAGGCCATGCCCGGAGGCGGCAAGGTGTTCCGCCGTCCCAGCGTCACCACCCACACCACCATCGGAGCCAGCAACGGCGAAAATACGGCGCTCGATCAGGGCACCTTCGTCGTCTCCGACAATCAGGTCACCAAGGGTGTCTACGGCGGATACGTCCGCCTCTCGGAAGAGGACCTCGACTGGACCGATCCGAACGTGCTCGCTCTCCTGCTCGACGACATGAGCCGTGTGTACGCTAACGAGACGGACAACGTGGCCAGCGATAACTTGATCACCGGCATCACGAACAGCAACAACTTCACGGCCGCCAACATCGCCGACCCGGTCACTTGGGTGACGTGGATGTACACCGCCGCGTCGGACATCCTCTCGGCCTCCAACGGCTGGCTCCCCACCCACCTGTTCGTCGCACCGAACCGCTGGGCCTCGATGGGACAGCTCACCGACACCGCCGACCGTCCGCTGTTCCCGCAGATCGGCCCGATGAACGCCTTCGGCAACATGGCCCCCGGCACCGCCACCGCCACCGCCTTCGGCCTTCAGGTCGTCGTCGACCGCAACTTCGCCAGCGGCACCCTCGCCATCGGCCACCCGGACGGCTTCGAAATCTTCGAACAGCAGAAGGGCGCAATCTCCGTGGAAGCCGCCGACGGCTCCCTGTCCCGGTACATCAAGTTCCGCGGATACTTCGCCACGCTCATGCTGGACGACACGAAGTTCATCAAGGCCGCGTTCGTCTGATCTGCCCCTAGGAGTCTGGATCATGGCGACGTTCACAGTGACGCATCGGATGAGGATCGACGACATCGTCGTGATCCAGACTCTGGACAACACCCCCATCTCCGTCGGCGACTCAATCACCGTCGCCGGCCTCGGCAACGGCATGGACGGCACCTTCACCGTCCTCGACGTCCCCACCTACTTGTTCACCGGTGTCGACGACGAAGGCGACTACACGTTCGACTTCAACGAAATCATCCTGAACCAGTACCTCTACGCCGACACCGGCGACGAGGTAACCCGCGATGTCGCGGATCCGTTCGGGACGATCACATGGACTCAGACGTGTACTTGGATCACCTCAAGCAACGTGACCGAATGGCTCGGGATCGCCACCGCCACCGCAAACGACACGGCATTCATCGCCACCTGTGTTTCCGCGGCTAACGCGTGGGCATATCGTCGCCGACAGGCGGCCGGCTACACCGACAGCCTGAGCTCAAGCCCATCCGGCGCCGTCACCCTCGGGACCACCATGTACGCCGCATCCCTCTACCGTCAGCGCGGCGCTGTCGACTCGTTCGCATCCTTCGACCAGATGGGCAACGCGATCCCCAGCCTCTCCCACGGCGAGATCATGCGCCTACTCGGCATCAACAGGGCTCAGGTGGCATGAAGTGGCATCCGGCATCTTCATCGAGGCTCAGAACGCCCTCGTCTCCACCATCACCGGCCTCGGCTACACCGCCATCACCGACCCCCGAAACATCCGCCCCATGTCGGTGCTCATCAGCCCGCCGACCTTTGAGACCTTCACCTACAACGTCGGCGACATCACGTTCACGATCAGCATCGTGGCCGCACCTCCCGCCAACCAAGACGCCGTCGACTACCTGCTCACACAAGTGGACACGCTAATGAACTCGACGCTACCC